CAAGCAAAGGATTCTGTGATGCAATCATGCTTGCACCATAAATATCGCTCAATCCCTCTGGCTTTCCATCTGCAATCTTCTGCATACCCTGCTGATATTGTTGCTGAAGCATTGGCAACATGGTTTGAGCAGATTTCCTTGCGGCATCCATCTCAATTGTGTGACCAATCTGCTGACCAAGGGAAGCAAAGTTATTGGCAATGTTTTGCCCACCTTGAGCAATAGTAGAAAAATTGGCGTATCCGATTGGCATATTATTTTATGGTGTACCAAATGGGAATGCTGTTCCTCCACCAGTATTTGCAAGGGCACTTAATCCAGATCCAGCATTAGAGAATCCTAAATCTTTCATGTATGAACCAGCGGTAGAAGCACTTGGAAGACTTCCAAGGGTAATAGCGGCTCCTTGACCACTTGGAAGAAGGTTTTTAAGGAAATCTGCACCTCCAAGAGAATTGAAAATTGATCCCAATCCGCTTCCAAGCCCTTGGAACAATTGGCTCTGATTTTGGTTTCCTGTGGTATTGCCTTGGTATTGGTTCATTTGACCTTGGTAATTGCTGATACCCAAGTCATTGCCATATTGTGCAGACAATCCAGCCATTTGACCACCAAGTTGACCTGCCTGTAATCCAGCTTGCAATCCAACAGATGGGGAAACCACCATACTATTGGCAAGCTGTTGCCAAGTTGGAGCCGCACTCAAACCAAATTGTGAAAGACCCAAGCTAGTCTGTCCAAGGTTACGAGCAAAGTTTTGAGGGGCTTGTCCACCTCCGCTGAAAAGATTGAATCCACCACCAAGATTCTGAGCTACTTGGCGATTGATATTTTGCTGAACATCTTGTGGGACTTGCCCCTGCATATAAGAATTAAGCAGGTTAAGAGCTTGCTCTCTTTGTGCAGATGACCCTGGAGTTACAACATCTTGGTTGGAAACATTTGCCGCTGTACCACGTTGTGCAAAACTTATTCCTTGATTAGCGGCTTGGTTAAAAAGATCAGAAGCATATTGCAATGCCTCTGGAGCCATTTGATTATACTCTTGCTTCTGGAAATTTAGAGTAGCGGCAGGATCAAAACTAGGAATGCTTGTTTTCTTTCCACCAACTCCAAAAGCACTCAAAATAGATGGTGCGGCTTGAGCAACAGCAGGCAAAGCCGCCATTGCAGTTGATCCAATTGCGGCAAGTGTCTCATACACGGGCATCTGACGATGCTTGTATTCAGATAGTGTCTGTGTAGGAGTTACGAAACGCATGGTAATTCAAGGTCTTTATTTGTATGGATCAAGCTAGGACTGACATCTTTTTTCCAAGAATTAAACCTTGGATCTTCAACGTCAATCAATGGATTGTTAGTTCTTTCAGATATGTTTACCACAATCTGGTCAGGGTCTTCAATGTTTTCTGGATTAGCATGACAAGTTACCCAAACAGTATCCTCAATATTATACAAGAACCTCTTGGTATCTGGCTTGGTAATTCCCATATCTCCACCCTCATAGAGAGCTTCACGCTCAAAACCACCATTGGCAGATTCCTTTAGAACGGCAACCTTGCCCTTGAGAATGAAGAAAGGGTGAGTTGTCTTGTGCTTCATGGAAACAACCATCGAATTGGCTGGCATAAAGATTTTACGGACATACAAACCCTTGGGAAAGAAATGCTCCAAAGGTAATTCTACAGGGGGAAGGTTTGCCAAGTCAGCTTCAACACGATCCATAGCAGAAATGGTAGATAGATCCTGCATATCAATAAGGCCATGTAGCTCCATCGTCCCAAGCATATGTTGGGATTAGAGCGTTAAGCATCATGTTATTTGGGAATTGGCGAATGGTACTTCCCGTAGGTTCTTCTTTATCAGCAGTTTCCCTATTAACTTCGTAGATGGCATTCTGCAATGACACAGCATAAAGTTGATCACTACCCTTGTTCTCACGATAGACCACCGCCATCACAGCAGAGATCATAGCTTCTGGCGTATATTCTACTTGATCGGTAAGGTTAAATAGATCTTGGTAATTCTTCTTGCAGTAAAGGATTACAGAATCCTTGGTGCATCCTTGAATGATGTACCTACGAAATGATGGGTTGATGTCGTATGGTTGATAGATAGCCAACAGCATTTGTGCTGGAGCATCTGTATCGTAGGCATACAATCTGACCCTTCCGTTGGTCTGTGGCTTTGTGCATTGGAATACACTCTTGAAGAAATTAACTGAATAAGTATAAGCAGGAGCAAGGCCAAGAGTAATTGTTTCACTAATTCTTGTTCCATAAGCGTCCTCACCAAAGAAAGTTATTTCGGTTCCTGCGTCAAGTGGAGATTCTGACTCCAAACATAGCTTATAGGGAGCAACATCATAGTTCTGATAAGTAATGTGCTTACCACCAACTTCAATGAACTTCTTGTTTCCTCCGTTCCATCCATACGCCTGACCCCATCCGTTACCATTTCCGTACCCACCGCTGTTTGCATCACCCCAATTATTTTGGGGAATAGATTGATACCACTCGTTGCCAAGGGATACAGGAACTCCATCAATCCATGCCAGCCTTATCTGTTTGTACAGGCTAGGAAGAGTAATGGCTTGGTTGACACAGGCTATACAAACATACTCACAGGTTGCATCACTATCAGTTTTATTCCAAAGCAAAGACCTTGCTTTGTTCATGTACGACAATTGCGTTGCTTGATTACAAGTACCGCTATTCCCTGCATAGGGACGTATAGCGTTTAGTATGTATTGGACATCATAGAGCATGGTATTAGATCATTTCACCACGGCTAATAGGACGACCAACAACAGATCGTGTCATTGGACGTTGAACGTCTGTTACACTTGGTAACGACGATAGCTTGATGGAGGGAGCTTGTTTAACCTTGAGCATCTTGCTCCTCATCGCCCCTGTTTTTGGGAGCTTTAAGGAAGCCATATGCTAAAGGAAATCGCTATTAAAAGGAGATCCCTTACCCATAGAAGTCTCATTGGCAGGGCCACCTACCGAAAAGGCAGATTGATTCCTTTCACCAATGGACTTGATACGGGCGGTACGGGCATCCTTGTAAGCACGAATCGTAGGAATGTCGTTCTTGATCTGAACCCTCTGCATAGGCTGGGGCATCACATGATCAGAAACGATTCCACGCTCGGTCTTATCGACCGTGTATTGTATGCCGTGGGAGGCCATATTACTTCTTGGAAGAACCACGACCTGGCGATGAAGGCTCTGGCTGTTTTGCACCTGCATAGAAGATGCCAGAGAACTCGTTACCACGGGGGTTGTTGCTCATGTTTTCCTTGACGGTTCCACGGGTAGAGAAACCTTCGCTTTGTAGTTTAGGCTCGGTGGCCCTATTGCTGTCTTTTGCCATATTATTGGTTTGTTGTTGAGGTTAGAATGCGGCTATGTTTGCTACAGACCAAATGATCTGCGATATTGTATCTGTAGATGTATTGATATTTGAGTAAAAAGTAAATCCTGTAGTTGATTGAGTTCCAGTTGCCAACGTCCAACCCGCTGATGTAGTAGTAGGAGTTCCTGTAGCTACAAAAGTAATGTTAATCTGGTAATTGGCACTTGGCATGGCAGTAGGGAAAGTAACAACATACGTTCCCAAACCATTGGTAATAGAACTAATTGTTCCAGTTTGAGGTGTAACTGCATTCAAAGTATTCTGAATCGTCAGAATATTTTGATTGATAATCGTAATCTGTTGAGGAGTTACTTCATTCAAAAACGGAATGTTTACTGTTCCGTTGTTTAGATACAAAGTAATAAAACTATTTAGAACATCACTCCAAGTTCCTTCTGGACAATAATTTGCAGGAATTGTTGGAAACAACAATTGTGCTGGAGAACTTTGATTCTGCATAGGTTGTTAATTTATAAGTACGTTTGCTGTTTCTTGCAAGGATTTTAACCAGAAGCTTTGGATACTTCTGTGGTTAATGGAACGATACGATAGTAATCCAAATCTGGTTCACAAGCACAAACTACAGGTTCAGGATCATTGTAGAATGTATCTGGGCAATCTCCTTGAGGAAGATCAAGGTGATCATTAAATATTGCAGAAACCCTCACCCTATCCACAATGCAAGAACCTTTGATGTCAATTTTGAATTGGAACTCTGCACCCTCTTGAAGTGAGATCTGACCAAATGTTTCACACTCATTGATGTCAGGAGATGGAAACTTCAATTGCTGATAGCGAGGTTGCGATAATGCAGGTACACAATTGTTTACTACAGGTGTGCATTCATCTAATCCAACAGTAATCGGGTTGGAAAGGGTATTGAAACAGGCATAAGAATCGGGACGATATTCACAAGCAACCGTTACTGCTTCTTTAAGATTAGAAATCCACACTTCCCCACCTGCTAGTTGTTTACGAACAAACTTGCTTGCACCAGGATTTGGAGTGAAATCAAACCTCTTGGTTATAAAGTATGATTTGATTGGTACGCTTCCATATACTTGTGAGTAATCATCTACTCCAGTAGCCAAAACGCTACTATTCTGAAGTTCATATAGTCTGTTCACCCCATCTGCATCGAATGAAAATGCAAATCCACGTTGCACTCCATTAATCTGAGCAGTCAAAAGTTGCGTTGGTTGTGGACCTTCCCACAATCCGTTCCAGCGAGTAGGCAATGAAGCATCAGCTTCTACTCTGGTTGGTTGTTCCACATCTAATACAATCATTGCCCTGCTAGGACGATGAAGACCATATGATGGATTAACATTGGCAACTGTAAATGGTGAAACAGTAGCAATCAATCGGTTGTCAAAAAACATTGCTGATTCAAATTGCCTTAACCAAGGCGTATCATAGTTCACCCAAGGCTGAACTTCTCTACTGATCTTTCGGAAAGATAGAGCTTCATAAAAATCAACCTGTGCGTTGTTATAAAAAGCCCATCCATCATCTGAACGGAAATACACATCGTTGTTTACTCCGCAAATACTCCAAGGGGAACGGCATCCACGACCAATCAACGAAACTTTTTGAATGTTGTTTGCTTGCCATGTGGTTCTGTCTTGAGACAAATCCAAAGTAAATGATCCGTTTTCACAGAAAACAACCAATTCACCCTGACCACGAACATTGATGTTGAGGGATGGCATAACCCTCATTCCTGTAATAAGTCCTAAATTAGATGGAGGGGTAAACGATCCACCTTCAGCCCAATATGTTTGTTCCGTAAAGTTCTGGGTATTTGATGTTGTGGTAAATCCATTTCCGTAAATGATGTCAGAAACATAAATGTTGTTGCCGGCATCACTAACAGCCACACGACCATATGCATATGCCATGATTGTTCCTATCGGCATTTGCAATGCGGCAGGATTCAAACGATAAACATTGTTTGGTTGTTTTGGTGTAATTGTTGTAGTCAGTACAGTAGTTGATGCTACATTTGACCAAGGAGTTGAAGAACCATCTGGAAATATACTTCTTACTTGAAATGAATATGAGGTTGTAGTTGAAGATGCCTCATATGAATATGATGCTTGTAGTGAAGAAACAGTAGCTATTGTTGTAAATCCAGTTGTTCCATATTGGACTTGGATTTCTGTTGTTGTTGCACCAGGTGCATTAACCGTCCAACTCAAATTGATATTTGCAATACCATCTCCCTGTGCCTGAAGATTCGTTGGAGATCCAGATATGTTTCCATTCCATGCAATTGCATCTTGGTATCCGTTCTGGATATAAACCCAATTCTCTGCTTGCACAAACCATGTGTGCATAAGAGTTGGGTCATTTCCATCAATCAGCTTATAAAGAGTGCATACATTATTTACAATTGACAGAAAATATATTGTACCTGCAACAGAACAAATAATTCCATCTACTGCATCTGGTGATACAGCTTTGTAAGGTATAGCACCTTGGAAATTTCCAGTTTGGAAATCATTTAATATGGAAGCAGGGTATCCATATGCCACATTTATCTGAAGGTCAGTAAATGGAGGACGAGTGGCATTAACAGATTGTCTAAATGATCTGTTTACACATGATGAAACATACGTTGGTGGAAGCACAGAGGGATTAGTCTCTGCATCCATTGCAACCGTTGATGTTGTACCATCATAAACTCTTCCATCTCCACTCATGCTTTTACAATACCTTTTGCTTTATGCTTTTCCCATCTTTTTTTAGCATATTCAGATTGTTTCTTTCTTCGTTCTGGATCCTTATATATCTCAATAAGATTCCTTTTAATCTTTTCTCTACTTTCAGAAGTCATATTTTGACTTGCTAGTGAAATTTTTCTTATTGCCTCTGGCGTATGTTTCTTGCCTTTGTTAATTTGAGAAAGTTTTCTTTTAGTTTCTTCGGAAAGAGGCTTGCCTTTTCTGCCTTTCAACTTTATTGATAACTTCCTTTTAGATTCATCTGAATGTCTCTTAAGGTTGCCGCCACCAGAAAGCAAATTATATCCAAATTCTCTAATATTGCTTTTATAATAACCAATCCATGCTGTTTCTCTTTTATCAAGCATGTCTTGATTACACTCTTCTAAAATCAAAACATCAAAAGATGATTCGCCATACTTTTTCCAAGCTCTAAGAAAATGTTCATTATTATGGTAGCTAGAATTTAATGCGGCTTTGTGCGCTTTAATTCTTTCTTTGATATTAACGCTTTGACCAATGTACCATTTTCCATTTATGGAATTACGAAATCCATAAATTCCGCACATTCCGTCCTGTGCCATGACAGATTACGTCTTAATGCAATAAATCATTGCAAAGTTTGCTGGACGAGTCTCCGTTCCATAACGAGGAGTGCCATGCGTTCCATCCGTTGTAGGATTCAAAACAGTAACTGTTGCGGCTCCAAAGTTACCACCTGGATTTCCAACTGCTCCACCTGGTCCTGCTCCTTGGATTGCAGTACTTGTTACAGCATGATAGTGACCTTGAAATTGATCTCCTTGGAAAGTTCCAATAGCAGGTGCGGCATATGTTACACCACTTTTTGTTTGAGTTCCTGAGCCTCTAATAAATAAACCTTGAAGATTGGGAACTGCGAATGTTCCAACGCCAGAACCATATGTTGTTCCAATCAATGAATAAAGAGCAGGATATGCAGATGTTGAATATTGTGTTCCATCGCAGATCAACCATCCATCAGGTGCTCCAGAGCTTGTAAATGAGTAAGCAAAAGGAAGAATAGCACCAGAAGGAATTGCGGAAAAAAGTGAAGATACTGATACAATTTGTGGATCACCAGTAGATGTATTAAAGGAAACAACTTGTCCTGCTGTAGTTGTAGAAAGCGTCTGAACAGAATTTGCTGGAGATGAAGAAGATCCAGTTTTATAAACAAGTCCTTGAGTTGGTATAACAGATTCAATAGTTCCCCAAGATGTTGTAGATCCACCTGCACTAACAACAGGGAATTGTGCTTCTGTAGATGTATTAGGGAAAAGACCTACAAGTTCACCATTGGATGAAAGGGCTTGGATTTGACCAGAAGTAGCGGTTGCTTGATTTTCTGGTTGAGTCAAATAAATAGGATAAGTCAATGATGCATCACCCCATTGAACGCTTGCGCTTGATGCATTGTAATAAAGCAAACTGTTTGTATTCAGAGTAGGAACTGTGTACTTGCAGGAAGCAGAATCTTCACCAACAAGACGTTGGATTACACCCTGTCCAAGTGCAGTACAAGATGTTGGAAAGTTTGGGTTACAAGAAGGTGGAGCGTATTGAACTGTATTGTAGTTACCGCACCCGCAATCGTATCCGCTGTAGCATCCGCATGACATAAATAAAATAGTTATTTGTTATTGTTTAAGACCATTGTTCTTTTGGCAATACAGGCCAAACTGGGTTAATAACAGGATTTATAGCCAATGCACGAATTGAATTTCTATATGAAACAAAATCAGATGAATTGATTAAATGAGGTGTATTTTCTGTATTTGTAACACTAGGAATCTCAGACCAATCAGTATTTTGAAGAAACAGTTTTGCTTGTGCTTTGCAAAACTCAATTTTTTGTGCATTTACTAAAGAATTATAACCATCTGAATCAAATTTAATTACTCCATTAACAAGAGTTAAAAATGGATATTGATCGGGAGTATATATTGAAGGAATCAAAATTGCACCAACAGGTATTAGAGATTCTTGATTCTCATCGAATCCCCAAATTTTATTATTAATATCAATGTAATTATTCATATATTAACGCAATTCATACCAAGATGAAAGACTGTTAGTTCCATCTATAGAAATTGAATAAGTTAAATTAGGTGGCACTACAAAAAAGCTGTTTGCATATCCAGTAACTTGATAATTATATGCACCTGTACCACCAATTCCAAAAGTAACACCTCCCACAGTAGCGGTTGCGGCATATGCACCACCTGGCTTTGTAGTAACTGCATTAATTACTACTTGAATTGGTAAACTTGTTGAATTTGTATATGTAACACCCAAAGACCTGCTGGAAGTTACATTTGTCCAAACTTGGTTTACTCCAAAATTAGAAACAATGCTAGAAAGTTTAAGGCTCATAAATTATGCAACAATAACTGACCAAGTTCCACCATTGTAATACATGATCACTTGCCAATTTGAAACATTGCAAATCAAATTTTGTGCAGATCCTTGAATGGTCAACGATCCACCTGGCGATATAGTAAGATTGTTTGTACCCCAAGTGCCATTGGCATCAGCTATAGTTACAATAGATCCTTGAGTTGCATTAGATGGCAACGTCAAAGTCCAAGCATTATTTGTTGTATTTGCGGTAATTCTATCTCCAATAATAGCAGTATAGCCATTAAACTTCTGTGTATAACTCAGATCAACAGTTGCCGTAGTAACAATTGGATTACCAGCAGAGTCAAAACTCACATACTGACCTGTAGATCCCGTCAGTTGATATACTGTGTTTGCAAAATATCCACCATCATTGTAAACACCAGTTTTAAAAACAATCCCTTGATTTGGAATAATGTTCTCTATGGTTCCCCAATTGGTTGAAGTGCCACTAGGAGAAACTACAGGGAATTGCGTCTCTGTAGATGTAGAAGGTTTAAATGCAACTAGCTGACCAGTTGGTGTGGTTGCTTGAAGCTGGCAAGAGGTATTGCCAACAGCTTGACCAGAGCCATTACCAAGGAATACAGGGTTTGCTGAAGTAGCATTACCCCATTGTACAAGACCTGTAGAGGCATTGTAAAAAAGAATGCTGTTAGATGCCAGCGTTGGAATAGTGTATTTGCAGTAGCTAGAATCCTCTCCTACAACCCTTTGAATGGTTCCAGCACCCAAAGCTGTGCAACTTGTAGGGAAGTTTGGGTTGCAAGCAGGGGGTGCATATTGAACCGTGTTATAGTTGCTATTGCATCCGCAGGACATAGGGGAAATTTGTAATTGTTATAGAAGATTGTTGCAAGGA